TTGATTGAGGTGTCGAAGTCTTCGTCTGGCACTTCACCCTTGCCTGCGTAGGTGAACAGAATGGCCATGAGAAGCCCTAGAACGGCTCCTGTAGCCCCGAACTGTGCAGATTCGAGTGGTTGTAGCCCCTGAAGGCTTCCAGCCCCTAGGAAGGCTATTCCAGCCCCGATAGCGAATGCGGCGATTCGGAGCACTCTTTTGACTGGGCTACTTTTTAGCAGGCTTTTTAGCAGCTGGTTTCTTGGCTGGCTTGGCAACTGGCTCCTCCTTCTCGTCGGCTACGGTTATGGTCTTAGGTTCGAGGGTTGCCTCGATTAGTGCTAGTGGGTCTTCGACTGCGTTGGTTGCCAGGTTGATTTTGTTACCGGCCATTAGGTGCAGGTGTGCGCCCGATGTTGCGCTGCCAGAGTTTCCTGACTTGCATAGAACTTGGCCGCCTTTTACTGCGTCGCCAACTTTCCAGAACTTTGACTGGTCTTCGAGCAGGTGGTAGTAGCCAAAGATTTTGACCTCGAGTTTGCCCTTGACGATTACCGGTGCGCTGATTTCGATGAAGTAACCGAGCACGCTGGTTTCACCGATGTTCTTGACGCGGCCTGATCCAATTGCCAGGAGCGGTGTGCCTGACTGCACGGCGTAGTCGATGCCGCGGTGTGGGCCCAGTCCTAGTTTCTTGCGTAGTGGACTGTGGGTGCCGTAGGTGTCGCTGATGCGCGAGGGTTTGGCTGGGTGGAATGTTTGAACGGTTACTTGTTTAGGCATTGGTTACGAGTCCTTGTGCGATTGCAACGATTGAGCCACCGATAGCACCGGCAAAGCCCATGAAAACATAGATTTTCTTTTGTAATTCACGAACGTCGCGCTCGAGTTGCTTGTATCCGTTCATCTCGGCCTTGAGTGTTGCCAGGTCTTTGATGATTGTTATTAGCAGCTCTCTATCGGTGGTCTCAGGCATTTTAGATTTCTACCCAGTCTTTGAGGGTTTCATCCCAGTCATACTTCTTGCCGTCCACTGGCAAAGGTTTAGGCGCAACCCAAACCCATGCTTCATCATCGAATTTCCAAGATGCGAATGGCTTAGGCGATTTAAAGTTTCCGGTCGATGCAACGTAGGTATCACCAATCGCTGCAAACTTCTTACCAAAGTTAGCGTTGTATGAAGTCTGAACCCAGTTGCCTTCAAGTCCTAGGCTGTTCAGATATTCGCTGCCATTCATTTCGTGGGCGTTGTCCACAACAACTACGGCGGTAACTATTCCACCTTCGATTTTTGCAAAGTGTGCCATGTTATCTCCTATGCCCAATACTTAATAATGCAGATACCTGAACCACCGGAACCACCATTGATAGTTGCGCTTGCAGAACCGCCTGCACCACCACCGCCTGCACCAGTATTAGCCGTAGCCGCTGATCCATTGGTGTTATATGCGCCACCTCGACCTCCGCCATTGGTTGCCGCGCTTGGTCTTCCTGAAGTTGTAGCGCCTGCACCACCACCACCACCGAAACCGTATGCTCCAGGTAAGCCCGGAAGTGCGTTCGGCTCGTTTGTGTTGTCATAAGATCCAAGACCGCCGCCGCCGCCAAGTCCTGCTCCAATTGCTGGAGAATTGACTGCGCTAAAGCCAGAGTGATTGCCTCCACCACCGCCTGTTGCAGTCATGAGTGCACCGAAGGTTGAGCTTGTTCCAGTAGTGCCATTGACGCCGTTTGCTGTGCTACCGGCACCACCTGCGCCGATTGTGATTGTGTAACCTGTTCCAGGTGTGACAGTCAATACATCGTAGAATACTGAACCTGCGCCGCCATGAGCTGCAATTTGAAATCCTGCCCAGGCAGAACCAGCACCTCCACCACCTCCGCAAAGGATTACTTCGACTTGTGTGACCCCGGCAGGTGCAGTCCAAGTTGCCGTCGATTTGATAATTTCAGTGAACTGGATTTTAGAACCGCCACCTGTGCTCGGTGCTGGGAATACGGTTACGCTCATGCTGTAATCTCGCTGCCGAATACTTGGAATGTCAAGTGATTGCCTGCGCTACCGCGGACAGTGATTACATCGGCCGCATCGACTGTTATGCCAAGAGTAAATGCTGCGATGCTGTTAGCCCCGATTGAGACATCGAACAAAATTGCGTTGGAGTGCGCTGTTGTGGCACCGTTGTTTCTAATCCAAACTCGAGCACTTGCGCCGTTACCTGTCACGTTAGTGATTGTGAGTGTCGAGATTACAGCCTGAGTGCTGCTAGGCACGGTGTAAAGGTCGGTCTCGCTTGTGCCGGCTGGATGTGCCTGCCCTAAGATTTTGTAGTTGATTGGCATTTAGGCTCCGATGAGTAGTAGAGGATTCATGATGTCTGGGAATACAACAGGTGGTTCAGGTGGGTTCACAAGAACCCATGCAGTCGAGTTATAGACCCAAAGGTCGTTGCTGTCCTGCAAGTAGGTGACCATTCCAGCCGTAGGTGTTGGTAGAGCAGCTGAACGCGCAGTCGAGTCTGCAAAGACCATTACGGCTTGATCCATTAGGTAGTCCTGGACTCTAGACGCTGGTAGCGTCTGTCCGTTTACAAAGTCAAACCATCCGGCCATTTAGAACTCTTTCCATACTTCTAGTGTAGTGAACCAGTTGTTCACGTCTATGATGTGGCGCACCCTAGTCACCGTGTAAACCGTGTCGATGTCTATGTCGTCATTACTGTAAAGCACTCTAACCGTGTCGCCTGGCATGAACTCGATTGCTTCTGTTAGATCGCGCGACCGGTCGATTGCCGGTGTTGTGACGCTGGTGACGACTGTGATTGGTTTAGGCGCGAATACTGTGGCTGCCCATGCGTCTGCGTCGGCTGTGGTTGCCAGGTCGACGGTGAAGTCCTCTGAGCGTTGCCCGAATAGGTCGATTGAGTCTTGGTCGGTGTAGAGCTGCGTAAAGATTGGGTCGGTGCCGTTCTGGTATTTCTGCGTGACCAAGGTGCTGTTGAATACTTGGTCTGAGCGCATTTCTGAGTCTAGGTCGGCCATGCACAAGTGGTTTGCTTCGCCGTGGTTGTTGCCGATTGTGTAGACATAGCCACCGGTCTGTGCTCGAGGTCGATACTCGAGGAACCCTGTGTTCGGGTTGATTGCTATAAAGCCGAGCCCTGTGGTTAGACAGTTGGATGCGACCGCGCCGAAGGTGGTGTTGAGCTGCTCGGTGGCTGTCATATACCACTCAGGGTTGATGCTGAAACTGTCATAAGGGATAACGAAGCCTGTTGCAGCCACTTCGTCAATTGCGAGCTGAATTGCTTCGCTTGGGAGTAGTGGCACGGTTGGCTCGAAGTCGAAACGACGGTTGACCAACAGTGCCCAGAAGTCTGTCGCGTTTACAGTTATCTGGTTCTGCTGGTCGGGCGCGTAGGTCACTGTGATGTCGTCGAGCGTTCCGTGCCAGATGATGAACTCGTAGGTGCCGCGCTTGGCCTTGACGCGAATCTCGACACCTGGGCGAATGAATGGGTAGTTGTTTGGGTCGAATGTCCAGGACTGCATCCTGATTTGGGCTTTGCCTGAGTCTGCTTGGAAGAATACGTTAGATCCGATTGAGCCACCGATAGATGTTGTGACTGCGTTCACTTCACATGCTAGGTCTTGCCAGGTGACGTTGCCTGAAGCGTCGTCGCCGAGAACGTTGGTTCCTCCGAGTGGGCTAATGCCAAGCACAAAGACGTTGCGAGCAGCTTCAGCCAAAAGCATTTCGACTCGTAGGTCTGTGGCAATATCGAAGTCAGTGATGACTGCCATGGTTAGCCTCGAGGCCTTCTGAAGTCTCCTGTGAATCCGTTACGGGTTGAGTTGTTCACGGCGTTGATTACATCTTGGCCGTTGACCTTCGGGGTGTTGATTGTGATGTTTACGTTGCCACGCTCGGCGACTCGAGGACTTATGCCAGACCTTGCAGGTGGAATTGGTGCAACGGTTGGCATCCCAAACGCTTCTCTGAATCCGTTGAATGCTGCGTCGCCACGTTGACCACCTGAGTAAATTCTTGTTTGCTCGGCCAGGGCTTTACCTTGAAAATACCCGCCGGCGGCTGAACCCGCCGCTGCAACGCCGACGATGCCCAGGCTGGCTAGGAATGTACCCGCGGTCGCTGCTTTGAAGAGACCGACTGCAGCGGTAACACCTTCGATTGCCAGTTTCACAGAGTTGATTCCGTCGATAGTGGCCTTGAATACACCGACGCCGGCCAACAAAGGCAATAGCCAATTCTTGTTAGCAATAGCCCATTTCGCTGTGTCTGCAAGTGCAGTCAAGATTTCGTGAGCTGCGTCTGCGATGTCCTGCAATTGTTTCTGCCCAGGTGGTGAACTCATCCAGGCTGCGAAGTCATCCAAGATAGGCAATAGCGCGGTGCCTAGTTTTTCCTGGATCTCACCAAAGATAATCTGCATGCGCTGGTAAGGGTCAAGGTTCGCGGCTTCGGTCGATGCGCCCTTGAACGCTGCAGCCATGTCTTCAATAGGAGTCTTTGAACCTCGAAGACTAGGGATAAGTTTGGTAAGCGCCGTGTCTTGACCTGCCAGGCTCTTAGCCATGGCCTGCGTCACGGTGTCTAGGTCTTTACCGGTCGCCGCTGAAGCATCCAGCGCAATTTGCATGAGCTCGTTGGACTTGGTGACGTCACCGGTGGCAATAAACAGTTTCTGATAAGCAGGGCGTAAACGGTCGTCCGCGATGCCAGCCTGAATTTGCATTTTGGCGATTGACTGTTCTGCAGACTTGACGTTTGCGTCGGTGGCTTTGCCTGTGTTGATCATGGCAAGCGCGAGCAATTCTTGGCTCTTGCGGTCTTCAATGGCGGCCTTGGTGGCCTCTTGCAATTCGTTGGCAATTACTTTGAAAGATAGGCCGATACCGATAGCAGCAAAGGCTTTGCCGATGCTCTTGCTAACGTTCTGGGCTTGCTTGCCCATGCCAGTCAGGTCGCCTTGGGCACCCTTGGTCGCTTGCGTGAGCTTCTTGAACTCGCCAAGGATTTCGACGTTGAGCACTAAACTCATCTGCCAGACCTTTCCTCTATGGCCTCAATGAAAGCCCTATATTCCGCCAGCGTAAGTTGTCTATACTCCTGTGGGCTCATGCCTGTCGCTAAACAGAACTGAGCCATGCGTTCGAGAGACTCTTTTACGCTTGCGCTTTTGGGTCTGCAAGATACTCCGTCACCCAGGTGGTTGCCTCGGTAAATGTCATCTTGCCGACTTCTTCAATTTTTGCATTCTTGTCAGTGCGTAGCTGCAATAGCCACACCAAGATTTTCAGAGCGCGGCCAGGGAACTCACCCTTGCCGAACAAAGTGTTGACCGATGATCCAGTCATTTTCTCGAGCTGCTCAATCTCATCCATGGTTAGAACATCGAGGATTGTGCGTTCTGTGTTACTCATCTGTGCCTTTCGTGCTGTTTGTTTGTATCAGTCTATCCACCGAGCGGTAGTAGGTTTGATAAACCTCATCCCTTGTGATGCCCAGGGCTTTGACAAAGAATGGCTGTGGTTTGATGTTGCGTTTGAACCAACCCCAGTGAATCGGGTTGGCGTAAGGCACTCGGCCGTTGTTACCGGCTGAGATGCTTACTTTGTTTAGGGCTTTGGACACTCGAATGGTTGAGCGCAAAGAACCTGTTCGAACTGGAGCAAGGCCTCGGGCTTCGCGGGCGACTATCTCACCGGCGTCATTACCTGCAGACTTGATGTCCTTGGCGTCGACTCCGATTGCCTGTAAGGCTTTGATAGAACTGCGAAGACCCTTGACCTTGATACCAGAGGCGTTCGACATTCTTAGTCGGCAATAACCTTCTGCACGCCGTAGAACAAACCAGTCTCGGTGTCGAGTCCGGTGTTCTTGACGGTTAGAGTTACCTCGAACTGCACAACCTCGTTTGAAGTTAGGTTTAGCGGTGGCAACTGGTCAAACACGAC